TCTACAAGCCTCATACGGATAAATACCAGAAAACACGGGGGGACATACGGATATAGCAGGAGGGCACGGTCCTGCGGCCGTGCCCTCCCCGTGTATGCTTGCCGGGCCCTAGCTCAGCGCCACGGCGGCTGCTGCGCCCATGTACCCTATGGGGTTGGAGAACCCGGCGCTCTTGGCCTTGGTCCCCTGTAGGGTCTGCTGGACGAGCCAGTAGGAGCTTCCTGCCGGGTAGGAGGCGGAGGTGACGTAGCTGGCCCCCGTGCCCAGGCCCAGGGCGGAGCTGTCGATGAGCGCCCCCGCCTCGATGATAAGCTCGTTGTTGTTGCTGGGGTTGATGAGCTGGTAGCCCAGCTTGGCATTGGCGGTGATGGTGTTGCCGTGGACGTCCACCGCCGTCTGCGTGCCCGGTGCCCCCGTGGTGCCTGCGCACTCCAGAAGGACCGCCCTGATGCCGCTGTCAAAGACGGGCCTCCCGTACTCTATGGGCGGGGAGACGCTGGCGTTGCTCAGCCCGGCGTCGGTGACCCAGGCAGTGACGCCGCCACTCTTGAGGCTGCCGCTGGACGGGGCCACGTACAGGTAGACGCTCGGGAAGTTCCCAGAGGCGTCAGGAGAGATGACAGGCGGGCTGGTTCCGTAGTCCTGTGCGATGTTGAGGATGTACTCAAGGAGGGTCCAGGTGTTGGCCTTGTCGTCGGTGATGACGGGGGCCACTGTCTCTGCGCTCTCCCTTCCGATGTTGAAGCCATAGTTGGTGCGGTGTCCGAAGACCAGCAGCGCCAGGAGGCTCTTGGCAGTCGTGGGACTGGGAAGGGATACCTGGAGCGGGACCTCGGGGTATACGGTGTAGTTGCGTGCAAACTGCAAGATGCTTAGTGCCATGTCAATCCTCTCCTGTGCCCTAGCGGGGCATGCCTCTAAATAGGGGGCCGGTAGACTGAACATTCAGCCCCCCCTGCCAGATTAGCTGCCCGGTGCCCCCGCAAGGCAAACTGACTTCCGGATGCATTAGCATGAGGAAGCGCCTCTATACGGACAGGGAGAAGTGGTGCCCCGGATGCCGGGCGTGGCTGGACCTGGGCAGGTTCGGAGGGTCCTCCTACCACCCGAGCGGCAGGAGGAGCCGCTGCCGGGAATGCTCCAGGAAGCAGGGCACCGCCTATACCCGGAAGTACCGCCAGGGCATGGCCGACAGCGAGCTGCTGGCCCTCTGGGAGGCGCAGAGGAGGAGGTGCGCCGTATGCCACGAGCCTATCCCCCACGGAGACCGCAGGGCGTCGCACGTGGACCACGACCCCGCTACTCGGGAGGTAAGGGGCCTGCTGTGCTCCAGGTGCAAGGCAGGAGTCGGGTGCTTCCAGGGGAACCAGATAGTCATAAGGGAGCTGCTTGGGTACCTGCAAGCGTTCGAGCGGAGGAGAAGGGGGGCAGGGGGGTAGCGATGCTCGTATCCTGCATCACCCCAACGGCGGACCGCAGGGAGTTCTGGCCCCGGTGCCTGAGGTGCTTCCTCTCGCAGGACTATCCCAGCCTGGAGTGGGTGATAGTGGACAACGGCTCGGACCCTATCCAGGACCTCCTGCCGCAGGACCCCCGCATAAGGTACATAAGGCTGCCCGGGCCCAGGCTCAGGCACGGGGCGCTGATGAACCGTGCCATGGAGTCCTCCACGGGCCTGGCGGCCATAGTATGGGACGACGACGACTGGTACGCCCCGGACAGGGTGTCGAGGCAGGCAGCGCCCCTGAACGAGGCGGGGGTAGACATCTGCGGCACGGGGAGGCTGTACTACTACCTCCACGGGCAGCGGCGGGCGTTCGTGTACAGGAACATGACCAAGGGGTGGTGGCTGGCCGCCCCGGCCTTCAGGCGCTCCGTATGGGAGGCCGGCAGGTTCGACGACCTGCCGCAGGGGGCGGACACCAGCTTCCAGCGCAGGATTCCCCCCGAGAGGCACAGGGACCTGAACGACCTGGGGCTGCTGGTGTCCACCATACACCCCAGGAACGCCGCCCCCAAGCGGGTGCCCTCGCCCTCCTTCGTGGAGGTGCCGTGGGAGGAGGTAGAGGGGGCCACGGGGGGGACGCTGCTGTGATAGTAAGGCTGGTGGGGGGGCTGGGGAACCAGATGTTCCAGTACGCCTTCGGGCGCTCCGTGGCGGCGAGGAGGGGGGAGAGGCTGTGCTTCGCCAGGGACGGGGCGGACTCGGACCACAAGCGCTGCTACATGCTGGGGGTGTTCGACATCCCCGTGGAGTTCACGGCGGTGTTCGGGGCGGGCGGGAGGGCGGGCACGGGCGTCTACCACGAGGACCCCTTCTCCTTCAACCCCCAGGTCTACACGGTGCCGGACGGGGTGCTGTTCGACGGCTACTGGCAGACGGAGAGGTACTACGACGACCCCCCGCTGGTAAGGTCCTGGTTCTCCACGTGCCGCAGCCCGAGCGAGGCCTCCAGGAGGGCGGCGGACGAGATTGCAGCGGCCGGGAGGAGGAGCGCCTTCCTGCACGTGCGCAGGACGGACTACCTGAAGCAGGCGGAGTACCACCGCAACCTCTGGGACACCGGGTACTACCCCCCCGCCATGGCCCTGGTGAGGGAGAGGGTGGAGGACGCCCGCTTCTTCGTCTTCTCGGACGAGCCGGAGTGGTGCAGGGAGGCGTTCCCGGGCCTCAGGGTGGTCGGGCACAACAGGCCGGGAGGGAGGCTGTTCGGCTCCGGCATGCCGGGCAGGGAGAACGAGGACCTGTGGCTGATGTCCCTGTGCAGGCACGCCGTCGTCGCCAACAGCTCCTTCTCGTGGTGGGGCGCATGGCTGGGGGACTGGGCGGCGGGGAGGACCGTAGTGGCCCCCGCCGTATGGATGGGGCCGATGGCCAGGCTCGACACCGGGGACATCGTGCCGGAGAGGTGGCTAAAGTGCTGAGACCGTTCGTAGCAGTGCATTCCTGCGTGAAGTTCGCCATGACCGGGGTACACCAGGCGATAAGGGACACATGGGGGAGGGGGTGCCCCTGGCCGCTGTTCCTCTTCGTGGGCAGGCCGGGGGAGGTGCCGCTGGAGCCTCTCACCGACCGCTTCCTGGACGACTGCAAGAAGCACGGGTTCATAGACGAGAGGGGGAGGAGGTTCCACGGGTTCTTCTCCAGGGAGGAGATGGGGAGGCCCCTCCTGCCCGACGAGGTGGAGGTGGGCTGCTGCGACGCCTATATCGCCCTCCCGTGGAAGAAGAAGGAGATTACCAGGTTCCAGCTAGAGCGGGGGTACACCCACTGCCTCCAGTTCGTGGCCGACAGCTACGTGCTGGACTGGGAGGGCATAAGGGGCAGCGGCTTTGAGGGGCACCAGTACGCCGGGACGTGCAACCCAGGCGACGAGGCCATCTGGGGGGCGCACGGCTACTGGCTGACCGCCGCCGCCGCAGGGCTGCTGCTGGACGCCCCCATGGACCTGTGGGCAGAGGACTGGTGGGTGGGGGACATCATGCGGAGGAACGGCATAAACTACCACCGCATAACGGGGATGGGGGCATGGGTGGCAGAGCTGTCCCACCTCGGGCACGGCAAGGGCCTGGACCCCGAGAGGGTGCTGGGCTTCAGGAGGGGGAAAGATGGGAGCATGGCATAACCCCTCGCCCCCAGGCGAGTACAAGCGGTGGACCCTCGTGGAGTACGCCCTCAGGGCGGGCATAGACACCCTGGTGGAGACAGGCTCCTGCGACGGGGACACGATAGAGTACACCAGGTGGTTCTTCAGGGACGTCTACTCCATAGAGCTGTCCGACTTCTTCTACGGCCTCTGCCTGCAAAGGTTCGCAGGGTGCCCCAACGTCCACCTCTTCCACGGGGACAGCGCCGTGGTCCTGCCCTGCATCCTGCACGGCATAGGAAGGCCAGCGGTGTTCTGGCTGGACGCCCACTGGTCGGAGGGGAGGACGGCACGTGGCCCGCAGGACAGCGCCATCCAGGGGGAGCTGGACGCCATCCTGGGGTGGGGGAGGGACGACATCGTGGTCGTCATAGACGACATGCGGGCCTTCGGCACGGCGAAGGACTATCCCCCCGTGGAGGACATAAGGAGGAGGCTGCTGGACGCCCATCCGGACTGGTCCTTCTACGTGCAGGACGACATAGCAAGGGCGCACCGCCCGTTCCAAGAGAAGAGAAATGCATAAGCTGGCGATACTGCTGATTGCGACCGGGGGAGAGAGGTACACCAAGTTCGTGGCCCCCCTCGTGGCCTCCCTGAGGGAGAACTTCCCCCCCCACGACGTCATCCTGTTCACGGACAGCGAGGAGGAGTTCGGGGGCGTCACGAAGGCCCCCTGGGCGGACCTGGGGTGGCCGGGGGCCTCCCTGATGCGCTACCATGCCTTCCTGTCGCAGGAGGAGGCGCTGCGGGGCTACGAGCACCTCCTGTACCTGGACGTGGACATGCTGGCATGCCAGAGGGTGACGGAGGAGGAGCTTTTCTCGGACGGCATAACGGCCGTCATCCACCCAGGGTACCCAGGGACCTTCGAGAGGAGGAGGGAGTCCACGGCCTATGTGGAGGGGGACCCCGCCTACTACCAGGGGTGCCTGCAAGGGGGGAGGACAGACCCCTTCCTGGAGATGTGCAGGGTGCTGGCGGCGAGCATAGACGCCGACAAGGCCAAGGGCATAACGGCGGTATGGCACGACGAGTCGCACCTCAACCGCTACCTCCTGGACCATCCCCCGGCAAGGGCCCTGACCCCCGCATACGCCTACCCGGACCCCAGGGCCATAAGGCACCCGGAGCGCTGGATGACCGTAAGCCCTGCCGCCTTCTCCCCGAAGATAAAGCACCTGGAGAAGCCCGACCAGGCAAGGTGGAAGGCACGCAAGAACGCCCTCATAGCCATCGTGACCTGCGGCCAGCCGAGGTACAGGGAGAGGCTCGCCATACAGAGGAAGACGTGGGTGCCGGCCGCCGAGGCGGCGGGCTACGACGTCGTGGCCTTCGACGGGGAGAAGCTGGGGGTACCGGACGACTACCTGTCCCTGCCGCTCAAGACCAAGGCCCTGTGCGGGTGGGCGCTGGGGAAGGGCTACGACAGCATGATGAAGACGGACGACGACTGCTACGTGAACGTCGCCAACCTGGCGGTGCCGAGGGAGGACTATGCCGGGCTGTTCCTGCCCAGGAACGACTGCGGCAGCGTGGCGATGGGAATCCCGCCGCTGCCCAACGGGACCATCAGGTACGACTACGCCAGCGGCGGGGCATACTGGCTCTCCAGGAAGGCGATGGGGATGGTGGCCGACGCCCCCTTCTACGGGGACTGGGCGGAGGACAGGTGGGTAGGGCAGGTGCTAGGGAAGGCGGGCATAAGGCTGAAGCCCCTCCCTGGGTACCTTATCCCCCCGTTCCTCGACCCGCACAGGAACCAGGTCCCCTTCCAGAAGATAATCAGCAAGGATACGGTGGTGGTGACACAGCTCCCGAGCGCCGGGGACATGGAGGAGTGCCACGACATGCTGACGGGGAGGAAGCCCTTCCCGCCCAGGCCCCCGGCCGTGCCGCCCCGGCCAGTCCCGATAATCATGCCCGTCCCCGGGCCCCAGCGCCCCGTGCAGGTCCAGCGGCCGCCAGCCCAGCGCCCCACTATCCCCCAGCGCCCCGTGCCGCAGCGCCCTCCTGCCCCCCCGCCGAGGTCGGACTGGCAGAGCACCATACTGGGGAACAAGGTCAACCATGCGGTATCCAGGGGGTTCAGGGTGGCAGCGGTATGCCCTATGGGGTCGTCCTACCATATGCAGCTACGCAAGACGATGCCGGAGCACCTGGAGGAGGTGGTAGATACGCCGCAGGGCAAGAAGGTGCTGTTCCTGGTGAGGTAAGTTGGGGAGGAGGACCGACTTTCCCCGGTCCCGGCCCCTCCTCCCCTGCCACGGTGCGGGAGCCAGTTCAGTGGCAGTCCCTATGGCTCGTGGCCCAGGGGAGCTAAAGCCCCCCTCTTGGATGGGCACCGGGGACCTCTAAGAAAGGGGCGGGTAGATGAAAAGCCTCGAAGAACTGATGGCCCTGGACGACGACTCGCCCTTCTGCGTGCTCTCGTACTTCAACCACAACCTGGGGGACCATATCCAGACCCTTGCCCTGCTCCAGCACGTGGCCCCACGGAGGCTCGTGCCACGGGACCACCTGACGGAGCAGGGGGACCTGGTCCTGCTGGCGAACGGGTGGATGGCGTTCTACGGCATGCCCAGGAGGGACTGGTTCCGTGACGTCAGGTACGTGGGCATCCATATAGCCCCCTTCTGCCGGACCACGGAGACGGCCGAGGCGGTAAGGCCCTGCGGCATAGTCGGGTGCAGGGACCCGGCCACGGAGGGGTTCCTCCGCAGGCACGGCCTCCCCTCCGTCCTGGTGGGGTGCGCCACCCTTACCCTGCCGCCGTACCAGGGGAAGAGGGAGGGGGTGTTCTGCGTTGACACGGGGGAGGAGGTCTACAGGGCGGTGTCCGGGGCCTACGGGGACGCCGTCGCCGTGTCCCATACCCTCCCCCCCTTCTCCTACGAGGAGGCCAGCGAGGAGACGGTGGCAGGGCAGTACAGGGAGGCCTACGGCCTCCTCGCACGGTACCGCAGGGCGGAGCTGGTGTTCACGTCCCGCCTGCATGCGGCCCTACCCTGCGTGGCGTTCGGGACGCCGGTCGTGTACGTCGGCCCGGACGACGACCGTACCAGCATCCTCGGCGAGGTAGGAGTCAAGGTGGTAGGGAGGGAAGGGGGCCTGCCGCCTGCCGCCCTGGGAAGGCCGGAGCCGGTAGGTGCCCCGAGGCTGCGGGAGGACTACCTGCGGTTCCTGGAGTGCGCCATGCACCCCTTCACGGGCTAGGCCTCCACCTGGCCCATCAGGTAGGCGACGGTATCGGTAGCGCCCCCCCCGCTCTTGCACACACGGAGCCACTTCCATACCAGGGCAGAGGGGCTGACCATGACCTGCGTGCCGTCCCGGCTGTAGGCGATGCTGACCTCCTCGACGATGGCCGGGGGGGAGCCGCCGGAGGTGAGGTTGCCGGTGATGTCGCACCCCTCCGGTATGGTGGGGGGGCTGGCATAGCGGGCCGGGTCGGCGGCCGGGTCGTTCGAGACCTCCACCCAGACGTCCCCCTCCAGCCCTACGATATGGACGGACATGGCCGACCAGTTGCCTACCCAGGTCCAGGTGCCATCGGCGGCCGCCTTGGTGTCGAGTGCTGTCAAGTGCTTTATAATCATCTGCTCTCCCCTACGACAGGCTTCCCAGCCGGGCCAGCATGGTATGGAGCCTGGTGCCCACCCTTGCCTTCAGCCTGTTCCTGAAATGCTGCCCTGTCCCGTTCAGGCACATGGTCTCGAACCGGACCAGGGTATCCTCCAGCTTCTCCATGGGGGAGGCAAGCACGGGGCCCGCCAGGCCCGTGTTCTCGAACCGGACCAGGGCGTCCTCAAGCTTCCCCATAGGGAGGCCGCTGCCCTTCCCCTTGTCGTCCTTGTCCTCTGTACCCATACCGTCCCGCTACTCCTTCATCAGGGAGATGAGCTGCTCGACCACCCTCTGGAAGCCCTGCGTGATATGCTCCTGGTTGGCGGCAAGCGTGGCCTGCCTCTCGGCTATCCCCCGGATAATCTCGAACTGCGAGGCATGCACGTCCGACTGGTGGTGTATCGCCTCGGCAAGGGACTGGATGGCCTTGGAGACGTCCCCGAAGAGCGTCGTACGGCTGTTCAGGAGTTCCAGCATGGCCCTGGACTGCTCCCGGTGGTCCTTCAGGGTGTCATAGATGTCCTTGAAGTTGCGGTCGTCGTCCTTGGTGTGCTGCTCAAAGGTGCCTGCAAGCCTGGACAGGCTCTCGTCGGCCGACTTGATGGTCTTGGTGTTGGCCTCGATGTCCTTCACGGCGGAGGTGAGGACCTCCTTGGCCTTGTCCTCCGCCTTGGCAAGGTATCTGCTTATCTTCCAGGCGATTAGGATAAGGGTAGGCCATCCCAGGCCGGGGAGGGCGTACTTTATCAGCCAGGTCCACGGGCCGGGCTGCGCTGCGCTGGGGTCCAGGAAGAACAGCATCCAGTCTTCTCCTAGAGGGTAGGTTCCCTCATATATGGGCCGTGTAGCTAGGGGTTTACCTCAGCCTCGTCCTCCGGTGGAAGGGGTTGGCCACCACCACCGTGCCGGGGGACATCATCAGCCCCCTCTGTAGCCTGCGCATCCGCTCTATGACCTTGATGTCCGTCATGCTTACCCCGTCCAGGGACATGAGGGGGGCGGGCGGCTTCTGCATCTGCTCCTGGATGGCGAGGCTGGCCCCGGAGGGGTCCACGTGCAGGCCCCCCTCGTCCATCAGCCACTTCTGGGCGACGTAGGCGACCTCCTCGGCGGCGTCGCACATGTCGTCCGTGGCCCCCTTCTCCGGGGGTGCCTGGACCCTAATCTGGTACTTGCCGACGTACTCCGCCTCCACCGTCCTCAGCTCGTGCATGAACCTGGGGACGTAGGGGAACCTGCACCTGGTGTTGTCCATGTACCCCTTGAGGGCGAAGGCCATCTGGGAGTTTATAATGGTAGTGAGGTTGAGCAGCTCGATATTGTATATCTCGTTTATCTCCAATAGCTGGACGAGCTGCTGCCCGCCGTGCTGGTCGGTGGCCCCACGGAAGCAGGGCATGACCCGGTTGAGCGCCCGCAGCCAGAGGACGATGTCCTCCAGGGGCAGCGCCCGGTAGCCGACGTACTTGGTAGCGCCGGGCACCGCCTCCACCCCGGGCCCCTCGAACCTCTCCCCGACCATCATGCGGTCGATGTAGTCGTACACCAGCATCAGGGGGTTCTTGCCCCCGACGTGCTCCAGGTGCCCGATGGCGACCGCCGTGGCGTTCCTCATCATGCCCAGGTCCAGGCCCCAGAAGTACTGCCGGCCGATGCAGGAGGGGGCGAAGACCGTCAGGTTGAGGCGGGCGGTCTCGGGGATGGGCTTGGGGTCGGGCCCCTCGGTGTACCTGACGTCCGTGCATGCCCGGATAGTGGCCTCGGTGACGTAGGTCTCGGAGGAGTCGAGGAACTGCCCCCCGTACTCCGCCCTGAACGTCATCGGACTCTTCTCGTGCTCCTCGTGGAGTATCTTGGGGAGGACGGTGGGGTTCATCTCCGCCGTCGATACCCTCAGGGTGAAGATGCTGGAGTCCTTCCCCTTGTCCAGGGCCAGCCTGTGGAGGTCGTACATCTTGCCGACCTTGGTCCAGGGGGAGCTGATGCTGACGATGAGCGAGTCCTGGAACTCCCTGTACTGCGGGGGGTCGAGGTGCTTCATCTGCTCCTGGCTTATCCAGGAGCCGTTCAGCAGCTCGGCATGGTGGAAGTTGAGGGTGCTGGGCGTGGCCGCCTGGTAGACCTCGTCCGAGGTGGAACCCTTCTCCGACCGGAAGTGGGCGAACTCGTCCAGGGCCAGCATAAGGCTGCTGGGGCTGCGCACGGAGCGGGTGGTGCAGGGGTGGGAGTCCACGTTGACGGTGGGGGTGACATCCCTCTTGCCACGGTCGGACTCGGTGATGAACCCCATCCAGGTGCCGGTGCCTGCCTTGAAGAAGGGGGCGAAGAAGGGGGCCCGGTTGACGTCCTCACGCAGCTTGTCGTAGAGGCGGTCCGACCCCTCCTCGTCCTGGGCCAGGAAGGTGAAGTCTATGTGGGAGTTCGGGACGAGGTCGAAGTACTCCTGGGGGCTGCGGAAGTTGAGGAGGAGGTAGAGCTTGTATGCCGCCATGGCGCTGACTAGCTGGGACTTGCCCCCCCTGCGGCCAGCGATGATGCAGGCCTCGTTGTACCCCCTCTCGGGGATGTCCCGCCAGTCCCCTATGTTGCAGCGCCCCTCCTCGTGGAAGATATGCAGGGCCTCGGACTCCGTGACCGTGGTGAGCAGGCGCTCCCGGAAGACGTCGTAGAGGGGGACCTTCTTCTCCTTGTAATCCATCGGGACGCCGAACACGCACTTTATGATGAGGCGCTGGACGGGGAAGAGCCTGACGCTCAGGCCACGGTGGGACTCTATGAAGTCCACGGCGTTGAGGGTCTCGTGGGGGACGGATATCCCCCTCTCCTCCACCGACTTGCTGATGAAGCCCTCTCCCCTCCTGAACCTGCCTGCGCTGGGCATACCCCTCCTATATGAGAGAGCAATAGAGGAATCCCAGGGGAAGGCAGGCCCGCCCGGTGTATTCTTATAGCGGAGGGACCAACCCCGATGAGCAGGCTCGCCGACCTTCACGAGGCCCTGGTGGAGATAACCAAGGACTGCTGGCCCGACATGCGCACCCCGGACAAGCAGGGGGTGTTCGGGTGCGTCCACGGGCACGGCCTGGACAACGGCTGCGTGCCCCACCTCCGCTTGAGCGACGCCAGCATGACCCCCAACATGGTAGGGGGATACAACCTCTTCCTGACTATCGTGAAGGGGGCCTCCGGCCTGCTGAACGTCAACCTGGCCGACCTCATAGCCATAGCCAGGGCGGCGGACCCCGAGAAAATCAAGGCACTGGAGGGGCAGTGAAGCGGTTCAGCTACAAGGGATATGTCCCCCTGCGCCAGGGGAAGCTGGACCTCCTGGTAGGCGGGGGGGTGGCAAAGGCTCTGGGCATTGACAGCGGGGACGTCTATGTCGAGGTGGTGGCCCGCCTCCAGGCCCCCAGGAGGAAGAAGAAGCCCGAGGAAAGGGTATACAGGGTCAGTAAGGCCCTGCGGCAGCTACTCAAGGAGGCGGACGCCCGCTTTGGCGTCTGTCCAGGGTGCGGCAAGAGGATGGAGGAGGTCCACGACGTGATGGGCGACTCCTGGCAGTGCAGGGAGTGCGGGCACACGGAGGAGATGTGGCAGGGGGACAAGAGTGGGTAAGAAGACCCCGGAGGGGCGTGTCATCACGGTCCGCCTGACCACAAGGTGCTGCTACCAGTGCGCCCACTGCTGCTTCGAGTGCGGCCCCAGGCGCACCGATGGAGAAGGTGTTCCTCCCGAGCTGCCGGGCCTGCTGGACGAGCTGGACCTGCGGCGGCGAGCAACGGGCGATGGCACGGCTTGCCGAGCAGGAGGCTGAGCGGAGGCATACGGAGGATACAGCATGAACATGAAGGCCTTGATGGAGGAGACGGCAGGGAAGCTGGAGAGGCTCTCGCTGGACCTGGAGGAGTGGAACGGGCGGATAGAGGCAGGGGGGTGGAGCACCGTCCAGGTAGAGTTCAACAGGCAGGAGGCCGGCAAGTGCGCCGTTCTGGCGCTGAGAATCCGGGAGGGGCTGGCGGGGCTGTAAGCGCCTGGCCTGCTCCTCCCCTGAAACGGAGGGATACGCATGGCAAGCAGGCTGAGGGGGGTAAGCGACGAGGAGCTGAAGGCCGAGCTGGAGCGGCGGCAGAAGGAGGCCAGTGCGCCCCCGGAGGCGCTTGCCAGCCCGAGCTTCGACGGCGTCGTGCGCCTGGCGAAGGAGATAGTCGAGGCGCATGCCGAGGGGAAGGACGACGACGACCAGGCACACTGGTGCTTCGAGGCCGTCCTGGAGGCCATCTACGGCAAGGGCATCTGGGACTGGTGGAACGCACGCTGCTAAAGCTGGCATGGGAGGCCGTGGCATGATTGAGAAGCGCATCGTGTACTTCGCACAGGGCGCAAGGGTGGGGTGCGACAACGACTGCCGCAAGGCATGGGGCATCCAGTGCCGCCCCCGTGTGTACTTCGACGCAGGGGGGAGCCTGGTGGGCATCGGCACCAGTACCAGCGACATGCAGGAGATAGAGGAGGGGACGCTCCCGTTCCTCAAGAGGGACGAGGAGGTAGACCCCGACAACCACGCCTATATCCCGGACCGCCTCCTGGGAAAGGCCCCTACGGACCTCGGCACCTACGAGGGGGGGCACGGCAAGCCCGACTGGAGGCCCAGGACCGGGGAGAAGATGAACAAGTGGTGCGTGCGCCAGTGCGAGCGCTGCGTGATGACGACCCCCGGCAACTCCGACGGCCCCCTGGCCCTGCCCGACATGGACACCTACCGGTTCAACAGCCCGAGGACGGAGAGGCTGGTCCGGGCGATGCCGTTCTGGGACATCGCCCTGGACAGGCAGGTGAGGAAGGCCCTGGGCAACGGGGTATACGACAAGAGGGACCTGATACTCGCCCCCTTCTTCGCCAAGTCCGACGCCTACTGGAAGGAGCGCTTCGGCTCCAGCCCCAGCGGGTTCCCCTGCGGCGGCACCCGGAACTTCAAGGGGCTGAGCCTGAGGGCGCTGGAGAGGCTGACCCGCCTGGGGGTCGCCTCAGAGGGACCCTGGAACAACTGCCCCGGCAACGCCGCCTTCCTGGGGTTCATGCGCAAGCACCCCTCCTGGACGGCGCACGGCTACGCTGTCTCCCCCGACAGGGGCGACGTCCGCCTTACCATCGAGGGGCTGGAGAAGGAGGGGAGGGTCGGCACCAGGGAGGGGAAGGCGTTCAGGGAGGCCTTCGGGAGGGCCGACGAGTTCGAGGTAGGGAAGCGCTATGCAAGGTGCTGGTATGACTAGAGGGAGCGCTGCCATGAAGAGGGTACCGTACTTCCTGGGGCTATGCACCAGGTGCAGGCAGGTGGTAGTGGGCCACCTGCTGCGTGGAAGGCCCCCTTGCAACAGGCTCTACGGGGCCGGCGTCCCACGCCGGGGGATAACCCTGGTGGACAGGCGGGGGGCCAGGCACAGGGTGCTGTACCTCCATGACGTATGCGAGAGGGGGGGCATGGTGCCCCCGAGGGACCCATGCAGAGGGAGGCAGTGATGGCATACTCGATAGGGAGCGTCTGCCCAGGGTGCGGGAACAGCATCGCAAAGCTGGAGCGCTGCCCGAAGTGCTACAGGCGGCCGGAAGCGGAAGTGCCTGATAAGAAGCGGGATAAGCCTGCCAAGAAAAACATGTAGAAATATGTATCTACGTGTAGAATCCCTCCCGGAAAGAGGCTTTCCGGTGTATTATATAGGTGGAGGGAAAAACACCCATGGCAAAGCAGACCAAAAAGGAAGCCGCCACAAAGCTAGCCGCCGCCAAAAAGGAAGCCGTCCGCAAGGTCACAGCAGCGGAGGACGTCTACCGGAAGTCCCCCCGTACCCTGGCGGACTGGCGCAAGTTCATGGCGGTCGTCTGCAACAAGGCGTAGCCCCTATGCCGCTTTCTCCCGCCAAGCTCGAATCACTAAGACAGAAAGGCCTTATTGTCCCCATAGAGAAGAAGCTAGAAGAATGGCGAATGGACCACCTGTGGGATGCCTACAGAGAAGGAAGGGATGAGGGGCTGAACATCGTAGACCCCGCCCATGTCAGGGTGACAACGGAGGGCTTCGCAGAGGTTCGGCTCTGGCTCAGTATCCCTGACCTGTTCCCTGTCTGGGCCCCGGCCCACGAGGAGTGGAGCTGGAGGCTCCGGGACGGGGCGCAGCTTGTTGGCATCCATGACGGGGTAAAGACCATCATCGGGAGGCGCATGAGGGCTGGGAGGGAGCTTGCCGTATGGTGGGGCCACCTCAGCAGCCCGGAGACGAGGCCCCCCAACTGGCAGGTATCGAAGCCGTCAAAGATGCGTATGTCCTCCCTTGCTGCTTTCCTCCTGGACGGCACTCCGCAGCCCCTTGACGACGACTGGAGGGGGCTAGACCCCGACCCGACCAGCCTGGACCTGCCGGTCACGGCCGCCCTGTTCTCGGGCTGGCTGTTCACGGACAGTACCCGCTTCTCAGAATGCCCCAAGTGCGGGCAGGCTGCTGGCCTGCCATGCCGTACCCCAAGGGGGGCCAGGGCCCGCATCCCCCACGGGGACGAGAGGCGCAGGAAGGCCCTGGAACTCCTGAACACCATGAACTAGACCGGTATTACCCCCCGCCCGCCGAAGACCAAGGTATAGTAGAGCCATGAGGAAGAGAAGGCTGTTCCCAAGGAACCCTCGGACCGCCTGGAGGATGGCCCCTGCCTGGATAAGGCGGTGGGCGAGGGAGTCCTTCCGCTTCGAGCGCTACAAGGAAAGGCTGGGAGAGATGCTGGGCCCCAGGATGTGACGTAGAATCCCCGCCTGCCCCGTGTAGGACGGTGTATACTATGCCTGGAAGACAATACCAGGCAGGAGGAGGGAAGCAGAATGGCCAAGGTTTACGGACCGCCCAGGGAACTGCCCGTCCCGGAGATGGACTTCGAGCACTTCGACTGGAAGGCATGGCAGAGGACCGAGGCGGAGTACATAGGAAAGCTCCGGCAGTACTGCACGGAGCACGGCAGCGGCGACTGCAAGGGGGAGACAATCACCTTCCCCGTGGCGGACGGGCACGCCATCTACATGGTGTACAGCCTCAGCCCGGCAGTCCTGATACACATCCCGCTGGGGGACGCATGGCAGTACCGGGGCATCGAGCACTTCTCCGCCAGGGGGCTGCGCCAGGAGGTGCAGCGCCAGCGGGAGTGGAGCAAGCTCTGGAGCGGGAAGAAGGAAGAGGGGGCGGCACAGGCAGCGGCATGAGGGAGAGGACCTCCATAAGCGCCTACAGGGTGCGCCTCACCTACTTTGCGGGCGGGTGGTGGCATGCCTATGCCTCCAGGTCCGACCGCAGCGGCATGTACCATACCGCCAGGGGGGAAGGTCCCTTCAAGGCGGACGCCGTGGCCAGCGCCAGGAGGAACCTGCGGAGGCAGCTACGGAGAGAATCCCGCCAGCGCCCTGTGTATCCTGGTGTATAGTAGTAGCGGGAGGGATTACCCATGGCAGTAAGGGCATTCAAGGTGACGCTGACGGACGGGGACGCATCCCAGGACTTCCTGGTCGGGGTGCGTGGGGAGTGGCTGATAAGCATACCGCAGTTCGACGACATCCAGAGGGCCATTGGCGACACCTTCAAGGGCAAGGGGAGGGCCGAGGTCAGGTTCCTGGGCTGCTTCCAGGAGTCCATGGTATGGGAGGAGGAGGACCTCCTCAAGTGCCTGGACAGGAAGAGGGGGCCCCGCAGGAAGAGGGGCACGGCAAGGGGAGACCGATGAAGAGCCAGTCGCAGCGCTATACGGTAAGGGCGGTCGGGCGGCGGGGCGTAGGCCGCCCCTGCTGCGCCGTGTGCGGGTGCGCCCGTGAGATGGTCCCCGGGAGCGGCGTCTGCGCCCACCAGTGCTTCTGGCTGCTCCCAGGATGGGTGGCCTACAACTCCCTGACGGGCAGGATGGTGTTCAAGGACCACCGTGCCCTGCCGCTGGCGCTGATGCACAGGGTAGACGGCAGGGGCAGGCGGCATGCCGCATCCTTCCCCAGGATAGTGGCCATGGCGAACGCCCTGGGCTGGAGCGGCGGCACCGACGCCCCCTCGCAGCCCACCTTCATCGACATCTACCGGGAGGAACAATGAAAAAGCTAGCGAAAGGGCTGAAGGAGCATACCCAGCGCCTTCTCGGACTACTATAACAGCCAGGAGGTTGACCCGCACGGGGGGGTGAGGCTGAGCGAGACAGAGTTCAGGAACGCCCTGCAACATGCCTACGTCTCCGGGATACAGCTAGGGTACTGCATCACGAGGGACTTTGTGGGGGACGGCCCCCCGCTCGGGGCAAAGGACCGGGTAAGGAAGTTGGACCGACCCATGTACCACCTGGACGAAAAGGTCCCGCTGGTCTTCAGGTATGACCGCTAAGCACTGACAGGAGAGTGTATGAGAGACAGGGACCCACGTGAGAAGAAGCGCAAGAAGAGGGAAATACCGGTATGCCTCTACTGCGGCATAAACACAGCGAAGGGGGGAAGCCCCTACTGCTGCAAGGCCTGCGAGAGGTACGACCAGGAGTACAGGGAATGGCTGAAGCCGGAGAAGAGGTAGACCTGCAAGGCTACTCCGTGGTGAGCACAGGCGGCAGAAGGGGGCACCTGGTGCCGTTCGGGGAGAGCACCACCCTGTGCGGCAAGGGAGCGGGGCGGATGCCCTACCTGCGGGACAGGTTCGAGCCGGAGAAGGACTGCCCTGGATGCTACCGGAAGTACCAGAGGAAGCGGCTAAGGATGGAGACATGAGGGAGCGTGCCCGAAGGCCCCCTACCACGGGGTGCTGGTACGGCGCAGGGGGCGCAGCGAGGCAGAGGCGCTCAGGCGCACCATCAGGGCAGTGCAGGCGAAGGGCCTGTGGGAGATGACATGCCGATGAACCTCAAGGCGGAGTTCCTGAGGAGGGCGACGGGCACGACCGCCCTGACCAGGACCCTGAGGAAGGCCGTGGGCGTCCTGGCAGGGTGGGGCATACCGCACTACGTCTGTGGCGGGTTCGCCGTGCAGGAGCACGGGTACCCCAGGATGACCATCGACGTGGACATCATCGTGCCGGACCCTGCGGAGGCAATCTGGCGTCTCCAGCAGAGCGGGCTGTTCAGGAAGAACCAGGGGTCGGGGATGACCGTGACGGACAGGGAGACCAGGGTGCCGGTAGACCTCCTGCAAGGGGGGAGCACGGTGTCCAAGGGGGGGAAGTTCTCCCTGCCTATGCCCACGAAGGTATCGGGAAGGCCCCTGCTGCTCACCCTCGAAGACCTCGTATCCACCAAGCTGTCCTCGGGAAGGCAGAAGGACCTTGCGGACGTGGTAGAGCTGATAAAGCTGAACCGGCTGCCGAGGGGATACGGAGTCGATGCGTCGGTAAGGGACAGGTACCTGGGGGCATACCGGCTGGCGGAGAAGGAGACCAGTGAAAACCCATAGCGAGTTCAACTGTGTACCATGCGGAACGGTAAGGTGCGGCGTGCCCAGGGAGGAAGGCAGGAAGACGGACATGCTGACCGGCACCATCGGCGACGGCATGGGATGGATAGACGTGCGCAGGCCCAGCGACGGCTTCGAGCCGGAGTGGGAGGAGCACGTCGATGCCACGACCATCCGCATCATCAAGCGGCTCTACAGGCTGATGAACGGGCAGGACTACCCCGAGGGGGAGGTAATCTCCCCCGCATACGCCTCCGTCATCGGCGGGGAGATAAGGAAGCTGGTCAGCGAGCTGACGGAGCACTGGTACTGAGGGGGGCAGGGATGCACAAGAGGGAGCGGGACGACAAGGCAGGCTTCCCCTTCACGGGGGGGAGGCAGGGGATGGACGAGCTTATCCTGGAGGCCATAAGGGTGACCGACAACACCTGCCTCTTCGAGGTAAGGATGCTGCTCGGCTCCAGGGCGAAGGTCGCCGTGCCGGACGAGGAGCGGGCCTTCAGGGCCATGCTCAGCTACGACGACTACCAGGAGTTCACGGCAGGCCTCCAGCGCCTCAAGGAGTCCGGCAAGCTGCGCAGCTACTCCGTCAGGCCCGTGCCGGACGAGGGGTGGTTCGACATCGACATGTGCGAGGCAATCGTGCAGATGGTCAGGGACCTGGGGGTATACTTCCCAGGGGAGGCACCGGGGGACCGCAAGGATGCCTAGCAACGGCAACCGCCTCGTGTCCTGGGGGCACATGGAGGACAGCGGGGCGGGCGTGAAGGTCGAGTGGTGGAAGCACCAGGGGCCGCAGGACGCAACCGTCCTGGTGCTCAGGAGCCGTGCCCCCGTGGCATGCCTCACGGACGGCGGGGGGACGGCATGGACGAGGGACATGGAGTTCCCCAAGGGGCGCTACCACGTGTCGGTATGGCACTGCGCAGGCCCCCTCCCGCCCGGCACGGTGGTCACCGTGTCGCTGGAGGACAGGGGCCTCGTGGTGATGACCATAGAGTAGGAAGGGCAGCCATGGTGAACTGGTATGCGGTAGACTGGCTGGAGGTGGCGCTCCTGTCGGCGGTAGCGGCAGTGCTCCTCGTAGCGGTGGCCGCCATCCTGGGCATCGCAGGGAACATGGGCGCTATCGCAGGGCACGTGGCAGGGCAGGGGCCAAGGAGGGGAAGGTACCGATGACCAGCATACTGAGGCGCAAGACCAAGCTGTGCCTGGAGACGCCGCTCCTCGTGGGGAAGCGCCTGATGGTGGCCCACGTGGAGGCATGGGGGCTGAGGCTGCGCCCCAAGGGGTGCAGGCACGAGGTCAGCATATCCTGGGCGCAGATGTGGAACCGGGCGAACCAGATTGCGGCCGAGGCCCGCAGGGAGGAGCGCCTGAGGAAGGCGAGGGCGAGCGGCAGGGCCATATGCTACTGCGCAGGGGGGCCGCACCCACGCTAGGGGGAGGGATAGTGGCGGACGCCAGGTACTACCATGCCAAGCGGGCGCTCGACGTGGCCCTGGCCGTGCTGCTGCTGGCGGCCGTGTCCCCGCTCCTTGCCGCCCTGGCCGCCGCCGTGCGCCTGACCTCCCCCGGGCCCGCCCTGTTCAGGCAGAAGCGGATGGGCAGGCACGGCAGGCCCTTCACCATGTACAAGCTGCGGACCATGCGCAACGGCTCGGCCCGCAGGCTGGACCTGGTGGAGAGGGGCGACCCCAGGGTGACCCCGCTGGGGTGGCTGCTGCGGCGCACCCACCTGGACGAGCTGCCGCAGCTCTGGAACGTCCTCGTGGGCGACATGAGCATGGTCGGCCCACGGCCGGACGAGTACGGCATAGCCGAGCACCTGTCCAGGACGGTGCCCGGCTACTCCGACTGCCTGGACATGCCCCCCGGCATCACAGGGCTGTCCCAGCTCGTGGGGCGGGAGAGGGTCAACTCGCTGGGGAGGGGGTACGAGGTGCGCCTGCACCGCTGCTACCGCCGCCGCAGGGGGCTTGCCTACGACCTGCTGCTGCTGGCGGTCACCGTCTCCCATGTGCTCAGGGGCAGGGGGGTATAGCCTGCCGGTTAGGAGGAGGTATGGACGAGAGGATACTGCACCCAGGGACCCGCAGGGAGTCCATGCTCGGGCACGCCAGGGCCCTGCTGGGGCTGCTGGAGAAGCCCAGGCTGGAGACGGACCGGGAGGCCCTGGGATGGGAGAAGGAGGTAGGCTGCCGGGTATGGGAGCTTTACCATGACCTCAACGACCGGGACTTCGAGGCGGACTTCCCGAGGAGGGGCAGGTGAGCGCAGGGCTAGCGGTCATAGGCCTGTTCCTGGCCATGCTGGTGCCCAATGCCCTGGTGATATGGGGGGCAGGGAGGAGGAAGTGATGGCAGAGAAGGCCCGCAGGGAGGAGATGCTGAGGGACGCCGAGCGCCTCGTGGCGCTGCTCCGGGAGGGGCAGGACGGGTACCTCTCCTGGCACATGTCGGTGGACGAGACGATGAGGAGCCTGGTGAAGAACTACTACAGCCGGGCAGAATCCCCTGCCTGCTCCGTGTAGGACGGTGTATACTATACCCGATGGACAGAGACTTCTTCAAGCCGGAGAACCACCCCTATACCGAGAACCCCACCTATACGGGCCCCGGATGCGCCGTCTGCGGCAGGCCGCTGGAGGAGCACCCGCAGGGCAAGGCAGGGGTGTCGGCGAACCGGGCGGTAAGGCGGATGCTAAACCAGGAGGAAGGGTAACCTATGGCTATCACGGGCTTCGACAGGACGTCGTGCCGTATCCTCAGCAGGGACATCGAGGAGGCGTTGCAGGCGATAGCGGCCAAGCACGGAATCGTAATCAGGCCGGGGAGGGGGACGTTCTCGGGCGGGCACTTCACCCTCAAGGTCGAGTGCAGCACCGTGTCCCAGGACGGGACCGTGAACAGCAAGGAGGCGGAGGACTTCAAGAGCTACGCCACCCTCTACGACCTCCAGGCGGACGACCTCGGCAAGACCATCACCTTCAGCTTCGAGAGGTACACCATCACAGGCATGCGCCCCAAGGCTACACGCTTCCCCATCCTGGCGAAGCGTGCGAAGGACGGCAAGGTGTTCTGCCTCCCCGTGGACGGCGTGCGGCGTGCCCTGGAGCAGCAGGAGCCGGGGCGCAAGAAGGCCCCCGATGCCCCCGCTGTCGAGAAGTGGCCGCACGGGCTACAGCCCATCAACGGCTAGTCGGAGGGCGGAGCGCCCGGCACGTCGATGTCAAGCTCGTGCCCTGCAAGGACCATTATGTCCTCCCCGAAGTACGGCCCCCTGCCCTTGACCTCAAGGGCATGGGGGCCTGCCGGGAGGGAGAACGCACCCAGCTCGCCTATATACCCGGCAAGCGCCTTGTCCACGAGGACCTGGTCACCCCTGGCCCCGCCCCTGATGACCACCGTGCCTGTCTCTTCCCTATCGGGCTGCGGGGTCACCTCTACCCTCTGCCCAGGGTGCAGGTCGTCGTAGGCATAGTAGCAGCCCCCCTCGATTATGATGTATACCGGGTCGTCGTAGCCCCACCACCAGGGCCCTACGCCGTAGGGCCAGATGTCGAACCCCCAGTAGAACCCGCCGTACCGGAACCCCCGGTGCCCGTGCCATCCCCGTCCGCCATGGAAGTAGGGGGACCCGTGCCAGGGGACGAACCGGTGCCCCCTCCCGAAGTAGGCGCTGTAGCGTCCCCCTGGGATAGAGGCATGGTAGGGGCTATGGTAGGAAGACTGGCCGGGTGCCCGTATACTGCCGTGGGCCTCGCCAGGATGCCCCGCAGGAGCGCCAGGACGCCCGTAGGAGCGCCCTCCCGCCCTGGCAGGTGCCTGGGCATGGGTACCCCCTCCGCCCGGCCTGGGGGCGGCAGCAGGGGAAGGGGACCTTCCTCCCGCAGCCGGCCCGCCGTGGCGCTGGGCAGGGGCAGGCAGGGAGAGAAGCAGGAACACGAGAGCAGAGAGCAGTATCTTGCTCATACGCACCTCCACCTATACAATACCTTGGCTTTTAGATGCTGGCAGCGGCGGCAGGGTTACTTCTGCTTGATGGCGGCCTCGCCCTGGGAGACGGGAATCTCGGCCTTCTCCACGGGCTTAGGCTCTGCCCCCTGGTCACGGTCGGTGACGAAGGCCCCGCTCCCGGTGGCCGTCCGGTTCTCCATCCTGGAAGGGGGCTTGGGCTTGCCCTCCTCGTCACGGTCGGTCGTGAACGCCCCCTCGCCGCCGGCCTCCTTGGCAAGGTCGTCCTCCTCGGCAGGCTCGGTCCCCCCGACAGGCATCTCGCCGTGCAGGCCCTCGTCCCCGTCCCCTGCGCCCTCCGCAGGGGGAAGCTCCTCCTCGCCGGCCTCCGCAAGGTCTATCCCCAGGTGGGACGCCAGGTTCTCCAGCCCTGCGGCAATCTCGTCGATGGAGCGGTAAAGCTCGACCACGGCGTCCTCGACCTGCTCCGGGGCCACCTCGGCGATGCGCCGGAACTCGGCGGCGTACTTCCTCCTGGCCGCTGTCCTGGCCCTCAGGGACGCCGCATGCGGGGCGCTCACCAGGTCCAGGTTCTCACGCAGGGCGGCGGCGGACGCCCCCCATGCGCTGGCGGCGTGCGCCAGCTCCCCGAGGGCCTCCCCGACCTTCTCAGGCTCCCTGGCGGCCACCTCCCTCAGCAGGCCGTACTCCTGGGCCTTCCTGTCCTCGGCTATCGCCGCTATCTTCTCCCTTAGGGCTTCCCTCGACGTCTTTGCCATGTTCTCCTCCGCCGCCTTCCTGGCGGCTCTTAAAATGGTTCCTGTAGTCTCTATGCCCTCTCCCTTGTCAGGTCGCAGTCCTCGGGGCTGCACACGCACTGCGCCTCGGGGCGGTCGCAGGCGTCGCAGTAGCCATCCCTCCTCGGCTGGCGCAGGAAGGCTGACCTGAACCCCCTGCCGGACGATACCATGTGGTAGGGGCCTCCGGGTATCTCAGGCTCCACGGTGTGCCTCAGCCTCCGGCGGGCGGCCTGGTCGTCCGGCTGGGATATGGCCTGGGAGGCGGCCGCCCAGGGGTCCTCCCTCATGTCTGCGGCGGGGGTGCCCTCAGGGGGCCGCTGCTGGGCGGGGAGGGCGGCCGTCCTGGAGGAGCGCATCTCCATGGGGGGGAGCTGGCCCCTCCTGACCATGTCCTCCTCCTGCTCGGGGGTGAGGTCGGACTCCTCGGGTATGACCCTCGTGGTCCCCTTCACCTCCAGGCCGTCGTCCATCATGCCGTCCACGATAGGGTCGGCATAGCGTGCCTCGACGGCCGCAGCGTTGCCGTACCACTGCCAGCTCTCAAGCTGGAGGTTCTCGTCAATCCAGTCCTTCCCCCTGTCGCTCATGGGGATGAGGAGGACGACTGACCCCTCGTTCTTCACCTCTACGTCGGCCATGCTATGTCCTGTCGTGCCCTGGGTTGTTGGCGAAGTGGTCCCTCACGCACAGGGCGCAGTAGCTCTGCTCGCAGCCTGGGCACCTGCTGACCTCCCTCGCCGTCTTGCAGGTTGCGCAGCGGGGCACCTCTACCTGCTTGGCGGAGGTCTTGCCCGCCTCGGGGGCGTCCTGCGGCCCGCCCGGCTCCGGCCCCGTCCTGCGGGACTCCCTGTCCTTGTCGGACTCCTCCAGCCTCCTCTGACGCCTCATCTCCCCCTCCCTCACCAGGAGGCGGACGATGTTGGGCAGCACGTGGTGCTCCTCGGGGGGGAGGCGCAGGAAGGTCCTGACGTATGTCTCCATGGTCTCGGGGAACATGGCGAAGAGCTTGGCGAAGTCGTCGTGCCCCAGGCGCTTGTGGCTCCCCACCTCCTGCTGGAGGGACCTCCAGCGCCCCTCTATGTCGGGGAGGGAGGGCTTGGCCCCGTAGGTCTGGGCATGCTCGTGCATCAGGCGCAGCAGCCGCACGTACTGGCTCGGGGAGTAGGGGTACCTCTTCCTGCCCTCCGGCCGCTTCTTCTGCTCCAGGAGCCAGTGGTACAGGCCCTCGGTGAACCTGCCCTTGATGACCTTCTTGCGCCGGAGGCTGTAGTCGCCCAGCTCGGCGGTCTCCTCGGCCTCACGGAACTCCTTGCCCGACTCGGGATGCTCCAGGTAGTCTATCGGGCCATATGCCTCCTCCCCCCCTATCTCGACCGGGTCCAGGCTTACCACGTCCTCCTGCTTCCAGCCCTTCGGCAGGCCCCTGATAATCCGCCTGAGGTACTTCTTGCCCTTGTCCACCGAGTACAGGAAGGTCTTCTTCAGGAACTCCGTGACCTGCTTCTCCAGCGGCAGCTCCTCCGTCTGGCCCGGCCCCCACTTGAACCTGTCTATGGTCTGCTGGAAGCCGGAGGGGTTGTTGGGGTTGAGCTTCTTAAGCTCGTACAGCTCCTTGGTGATGGCCCAGTGGGTAACCTCGTCGATGTCCTCGTCCTCGGCGGGCCCCAGGCCCTTGCTCATGATGTTGAAGAGGTACTTCGACCAGTCCATGGACTGGTCCACCGGGAGGCCCGCCTCCCGGATGGCCCCCTTGACATAGAGGTCGTAGTCCTTGTTGTAGGCGAGCCGCCGCAGCAGGGCGGCGAAGCGGGACATGCCCAGGGGGACGGGGTCGAAGTGGGTCCAGGGCGGGGCAGGCTCCCCCGTGATGTCGGCAAGGCTCACGAGGACGCCGTCCTCGGTCCTGACGGCAGAGACAACTACCCACGGCTGGCCGTCGGTCGAGCCGACAAGCCTGCCTGGGACGAGCAGGCGGGCGTCCGCCGCCTTGCAGGTGAACATCGGCTTGCCCTCCTTAGTCGAGGACCACGTCGTTGGGGTCGGTGGAGCCTTCTGCCTTCTTGTCCTCCTTGAAGGCGGCCTCCAGGGTGCTGAGGTACTCCTCGTGGTCCTTGAAGGCCTGGATGTCCTTGGGCTGCCCGGTGTCGTCCTTGGCAGCGACCTTGGCACCCAGCTTCTCCAGCTCGGCGGCGTAGAGGGAGTTCATGTTCTCTGCGTCGATGCGTGCTATCTTCTTGGCCATTTTCCTCTCCTTGGGCAGTGTTGCCCTACTAAGGTATGCCATAGTGCGTTTTCAGGCCCCCTCCAGGCCCCTACGTGACGGTGATGGCCAAGGCCTGGGACGCCACCACGTCCGGGGGGGCGGAGGAGTCGTAGGCGACGCAGCTAAGGGTTATGCTATGCTGGAAGCCGTTGGAAACAGTATAGATGCCGGAGCCGCTGGTCTGGAGCACCCCCGTGTCCAGGGAGTCCCCCACCCCGTTGTCGCCGTACATCCTGACAGAGGCGATGTTGAGGCCGGTCCACAGCAGGTAGACGGGCTGCCCCGCCGCTGCTGTGGAGGGGTCGGCGACGAAGGACGCCCAGGGGGGGAGGCTGTCGTCCCCCCCCGGTGAGCAGTAGGCCACCAGGGCGAACCCCGGCAGGTCGGCGTATATGCCCCCCTCTGCGACTATGAGCTGGGAGAGGGTGGCCGTGCCGGGGTAGTAGTGAGCGTCCCCGCTGTAGGACGCCGTCACCAGGTGCGTCCCCACGGCCCACGGGCTGGAGGGGTCCATGGTCCACTGCACGGTGCCCGAGGGGGGGAGGGCATAGGTGCCCATGCCGCCCGTCACGGAATCCGTCAGGGTGACCGTGCCGGTAGGGAGGGTAAGCACCCCTGCGGGGGGGGATACCGTGGCGGTCAGCGTAAGCTCCTGCCCGAAGAACTGGGGGTTGTGGTCGCTGGCGATGCCCACCACGGGGGCGTACTTGTCCACCACCACCTGGATGTAGTAGCTGGAGGCGGCGGGGTAGTTGACGTCCCCGTTGTACAGCGCCCAGATGGTGTGGCTGCCGGCCGACAGGGAGGAGGTGACGAGGGAGCCGCTCCCCCCCGACAGGGTAATGGTGCCTATGACATAGGGAGGGGAGCCGAGGCCGTCGGCGATGGTCACGGTGCCGGTGGGGGTGCCGCTGCTGCCCGAGACGGACACGTCGATGGTGACGGGGCTGCCCACGTAGCTCGGGTTGGGGGTGCCGTCCACCGCTACCAGCGGGGCGGCGGTGACGGTCTGCGGCGTGCTCCCGCTGCTGGCCAGGAAGACGGCGTTGCCCAGGTAGTCCGCCGTTATGGTCTGAAGCCCCACGGGGAGCAGGGAGGTCGAGACGGATGCCTGGCTATTGAAGACGTCGGCGCTCCCCAGGTAGCCGGGAGGGCTAGAGCTGTCAAAGAAGTTCACCGTGCCGCTGACCTGGCTGCTGTAGTTGAGCAGGATGAGGGCGTACCCTACCGTCTCCGCCGAGCCTACGCCCATCATGGCGGTCACAGGGCCGCTGGCAAGGGACGCCCCCACCAGCTCCCAGGGATGGGCGTCCGTGTAAGGCTCGTACGGTCCCCCCATCTCCGAGAAGGCCGGGTTCCAGTCGTAGGGGGCGGCCATCATCCACATCATGAACTGGCAGATGGCTATGAAGGGGCTGCTGGAGCCGATGGAGCCGGTGGTGACCGGGAGGGGGGGAGGGGTCTGCCACCAGGGGTATGTGCCCTGGGTGCCTGCCGCCCCGCACGATGCCTGCACCGTGGGCTGCCCCAGGAACTCGAAGATGTAGACCTGGCCCGGGGCCACGTCCGACCCCGTGTTGCAGGGGAAGCTCCATGTCGCCGGGTCCCCGCCCTGGGCTATGCGGTAGCCTACTATCTCGCTGTTGCGTATGTTGACGCCCGGCCTATAGGAGGCTAGCTCGGTAAACCCCGCAGGGAGGTCGAAGTAGTAGTCGCTGTACGGCTCCGACAGGCTGGCCAGGGCTATGAGGGTGTTGCCGGCCGTAGGGCTGCTGGTGAGGGTAACGGAGACGGGGAAGCCGTACCGCCCAGCCTGGCTGGAGTATGCCCCCTTGTACTGGACCAGCTCGGGCGCAAGGGAGACCGTGGCGGTGAACTTGACCGCCTGCCCCTGCACGGAGGGGTCCTGGCTGCTGGCGACGGAGGTCGTCGTCGGGGAGGTGCCGGAGCTGACCGTCTGCACCAGGCTGCCGCTGCCGGGCAGGAAGCCGGAGTCGCCGCTGTAGGCAGCGGTGATAGTCTGGCTGCCTACCGGCAGGGAGGAGGAGGATATGGAGGTCTGCCTGCCGGACAGCGTGCCGGTGCCCATGTACCCAGGGGGGCTGGAGCTGTCGTAGAAGTCCACGTGCCCGGTAGGGACGGTAGGGATGGGCAGCATGATGTCCACGTACACCGCCTGCCCTATGATGCCGCTGTCCACCGTGGAGAGGAGCGTGGCCGTCACGGCGGTGCTGGCGGGGACGTCCCCGTTGCAGGCCACGATATCATACCCGGCCCCTGTACCCCCTAGCCAGGAGGGGTAGGAGTAGGCCGTGGGGAGGATGTTCTCCACGTTGCCGAGGAAGTAGTGCCAGAACCCTGCTATGGCAAGCCCCGGCCCGCCGAAGACGGCCGAGGTGGACAGCGGGGCGGTGTAGTAGTACTGGCTGCCTGCCGTCACCCCTGCGTCGGCGAGGATGCTGGGGGTGCCCTGTATCTCCAGCAGGAATACCCTACCCTGGTTGGCCACGTTGTTGAAGGGGAGGCCGGACACCGTCCAGCTCTTGCCGTCCCCCGGCAGGACGGTCCTCGTAAGGACGAAGGACGAGCCTCCGGAGCCGTAGTACGTCGCCGCCGCCGTGAACCCTAGGGCGGAGGCAGCGCCGGCCGCCGAGATGGGGATGCCGCCGAACACCAGGAGGGTGTTGCCCAGGGTGGGGAAGCTCCCGAGGGTGAGGGTCACGGAGGGGGAGTACAGCCCGTTGGTGCCGCTGGTGCTCTGCACCACCGTGACGCTGGGGTACACGTCGGCCGTGAAGGTCACGTTGTCGCCGGTCAGGGAGGGGTTCTCGCTGCTCGACAGGTAGACGATGCTGGGGCGCAGTAGGCTCATGCTAGTTGTGGGTCACGCTCCATCCCTTGCTGGTTTGCAGGCTGCTGGCAGCGGCAAGCCCCGTGGCGGAGGGGGCGGAGTTCCCTGCCCCGCCGAGGTTGACGGTCCCGTTGAGCAGGCCGTTCCCGTCCAGGGCCACCAGCACGGCGTCCACGGACGCCTGGCCTAGGGCACAGGAGTTGGCGTTGAGGTATGTCACGTAGGTTCCCGCCAGGGCGAGGGACGCCATGCCCGAGTTCCCGTGGCAGTCCAGGTAGAATAGCTGCGGGAAGGAGGCCATGTCCAGGCTCAGGATGTCGGCGTCCCCGCCCACCTCCAGGTAGCCTACGTTGGTCTTGGCGGCTGGCACGGAGTTCCCGCCCAGGGACGCCAGGGACGCCGTCAGGCTGTTCTCGGTGGCATAGGACAGGGTGTGGGGCAGGGGGGTGCTGGGCACCAGGCCGACCGTGAAGGTCGGGGTGCTCTGCACGGGGGCAGGGAGGTATATTATGCCCTCTGCCTCCCCCAGGTCGGCGGCCGTGGCTGCGCCCCCGTCCCCGCTGTACCCCGCCGTCCCCGTGCCTGCGAAGGCATGTATCGTGCCGCCCGAGTCCACCCTCCTGGCACGGTTGTTGTAGAAGTCCGTGAGGTAGAGGCTGCCGGAAGCGTCGGTGCAGAGCTGTAGTATGTTTGCGCCTATCTCCGCCGAGATGGCGGGGCCCTCGTCGCCGGTATCCCCCGCCGTCCCCGTGCCTGCCACGGTGTCGATGTGCCCGGCCGCTATGGCTATGCCGCAGATGACGGCAGGCCCGCCCGTCATGTTGACGGCCCGTATCTTGGGGGAGTCCATGTCCGCTATGTAGAGGTTGCCGCTGGGGTCTATCCCCAGGCCGTAAAGCTCCGTCATGGTGGCCAGGGTAGCCAGGCCGCCGTCCCCTGCCTGCCCGTAGACATGCCCCTGCCCCGCCACTGTGCTGATGTTGCCCGAGGTGTCAATCTTCCTCACGCAGTAGTTCTGCTCGTCGCACACGTACAGGCTGCCGGAGGAGTCGCAGGCAAGGCCCTGCGGGTAGCGGAAGGTGGCGCTGAGCGCCGGCCCGCCGTCGCCGCTGAACCCTGCCGTGCCCGTGCCTGCCACCAGGGCGATGTCGCCTGCGGCGATGCTCACCCCGAGGATGGTCTGGGGGGAGGCCTGCATGTTGACGGCATAGACCTTGTGGTGCTGGAAGTCCCCGACGAACAGGTTGCCCGAGGGGTCGGCGGCCAGCCAAGGCTCGGTGGGGAGCGGGCTGCTCGTGGCAGGGCCGGGGATGGGGGTGCCGGTCGTCCCGGTAGCGGTGCCGGCCACCCTGGTCATTACATAGGACGTGCTTACCTGCCATATGCCTACTGTGTTGGCGTCAAGGATATAGAGGCTTCCGCCTGCCCCGGCTGCGAAGTTGAGCGGTGCCCATATGCCCTGGGTATAGGAGAGCAGCGGGTCGGCGCTGGCGAACACGGGGGTGTGGATGTCCCCGGCCTGGTCAACGAGGCGGACTGCCCCGTTGTCGGCGTCGCCTATGTAGAGGGCGGGCAGCAGGGACGAGACGACGCTGAAGTCCACGGCGTTGGACGCCCCCCCTCCGGGAGGGGGGTTGGTGACCACCACGGGGTAGCTGCCCGCCGCCGCCTGGTCGCCCGAGGTAAGGGGTATGGCCCCCTGGCCAGCGGAGGCGTAGGTAAAGGTGTGGGGGACGCCGTTGTAGGTGGCAGTGGAGGTAGGCATAAAGTCTGCGCCGTCTATGGTCAGCACTTGGGCGCTGTGGCCGGAGGGGGCCGACGGGGGGTCGAGGCTGGTGATGGCTGGGATGGGGTTGGCCGGCACGGGCACCCCGTACTGGTACGGGGGCTTGGGCATGTGGTGTATGGTCTGGACCACCGCCGTGGAGGGGTCGAAGGCGTCCTCCATGAAGAGCAGGTAGCGGTTGTTGATGCTGTCGAAGGAGAAGGTGCTGACCCTGGCGGGCCTGCCGTCTATGTACACCTCCAGGACCTTGGGGTCCGTGGGGTCGAAGGGGACAGGGGGGCTGAGCGGGCGCACGAAGGGCCCTACCCATCCCTCCAGGGCGAGCTGGATACGGTTGGAGTACGGGGCGTTCACTATCGCTGTAATCACTTGCGCACCCCTCCCTTCTCGGGGGGCTTCCTGGCCCGCAGCTTCCTCTCCTCCTCCTTGACCAGGTCCTCCAGGCCAGGCTCCTCCCTGGGGGGCCTGGGAGGCACGGGGGGCTTGGGGGGGGCAGTGGCAGGCTCGTCCCTCTTGACGACCTTCTTCTTCTCCTCGGGGGGAGGGCCTGGGGCCGCCGGGGGGGATGGCCGGGGCACGGCAGGGGGCTTCCTCCTGGGCCTCTCCCCCCGCTCCGTCTCCACCTGCTTGTAGAGGCGCTTCTTCTCCTTCTCCACCAGCTCCTTTATCAGCCTCTCCCTCTCGTCCGGGTCCCTGGTCCTGAGGATGCGGTCGATGTCCTTCTTCATCCTCATCTCCATCTGCTCCCGGTGCAGGCGCTTCTCCTTCTCGGTCGGGCGCTCCTCCTTCAGCATGCGCTCCTTGGTGCGCTTCACCTCCCGCTCACGCACGACCTTGGTGATGTTGTGCTGGATGGCCGGCAGTATGCGCTCGAACACGGCCTTGACGTGCTTGCAGATGACGAAGTTCCCCCGCAGGTCGAGCCTCTGAGTCGGTGCCTGGAGGAGGGGGCGGGCCTGCCCGTGCAGCCCGTCCCGCTGATGGAGGTTCCACTGCGCCCCCCAGTAGAGGAACGCCGGGCAGGAGCAGCTTACCCTTACGTCCAGCCTCTTGGCGTCCTGGGTCTCCTCCACCTGGGAGAGGTCGAACTGGACCTGCACGTCATGGCCACGGGGGTCGGAGTAGCTCTCGTGGCACACCACGTTGTACTCCAGGTAAAGCTCCTTGGGACGGCTCCGCTTCAGGGTAGGCTGGCACCCTGCCCTCCGCTTCACGCTGAAGGCGTTCGTCTGCCTCACCAGCTCCGGGAGGCTTATCGCCACCTTCGTGTACGGAGGGTGGAGGACGATTACGGGAACCTGTACCCAGAGCCTAGTGTCCAGGCTGGATGGGAGGCTTGCAAAGGCCATAGACCCCTCAATCTATGGTTCGCTTATTCGGTTATGCTCGGGTTGCTCTGGCGGGTCACTAGGGCCTTGTACCTGGGACGGGGGAGGGTCGGGAGGATGCACGGCGAAGTCAATCTCGCCTGCGGGGGCAGGCTTCTTCCTCTTCCTCTCCCTCTTGGGGGTCTCCCCTGGAGGCCCGACTCTTGCCTGGCCGTCCACGAGCGCCACGCCCAGGTCGGAGGGGAATGCATTGTAGTCAGGGAGCAGGCGCTTGAAGCCGGTAAGGTGCGGGCTGGTAAGAGGGGGGTCGCTTGGCGGGGTAAGCAGGCCGTGCGGGTCGGGGGCAGGCTCGGCCGCCTTGAGCGGGCTGGCATACCCGCTGGCGAGGGTATCTATGGTGATTGTCCCGGCATTCTCCCTGGGAGGAGCCTCCTTGGTCGCCGGGGGGCCGGGCTTGGCAGGTACCCTGACCTCGGATATGAACCTGCTCTTCAGGAACGCCTCGATGGCCAGGGACTCTACCCTGAGGACCTTGACAAGCTGTCCGTTCCGGTATATGGCAAGCGACCCGCCGCTGTGCTGGGGGTCGTAGGAGAGCATGTCCCCTGGGCGGACGTAGAACCTTGACTTCTCGAAGTTTATGGTCGTGCTGGCCACATAGTTCGTCATCCCTGCTCCCCGTCCTTGGCCTTGTCCCCAAGGCAAGCGGCATACCTCTCCAGGACCTCGTCCAGCCCCCGGTTGAGTAGCTGGCGGTAGCCGTGGGAGACAGCCTCCTTAATAGCATCCCCGTAGCTCCATCCCGAGCGGATGCGTATTATGGCCACCACCATCCCGGTACGGTCCTCCCCGTGCTGGCAGTGGATGAGCACCGGGGTCGGGAGGCTATCCATGGAGTTCAGCGCCCAGTCCAGGAGCGGCTGCGGCACCCCCTCCATGTATATCTGCTCCACGCTGATAGGGAACCAGAGGTGCTCGATGATGTAGGGGAGGCAGGCCTCTACCTCGGCGGAGGCCTGGCTATGCCCCTCCAGGTTGACGATGGACCTGACCTTGGTGGCCAGCTCCTCGTAGTCCCTGAGGGCGGGGCGTCCGCTGCGGTAGTAGCGGGAGTCCACCTTCTCGAAGCGTATAGGCAGGCTCATGCCCCATAATACTGAGGTTTTCGGTGTGTCGGGGGGGGAGAGACAGGAAGGCGAGGGCCCTGTTGGGCCCCCGCCTTGGAGGACTGTTGATGAAGGGCTTTAGTTCTCGCCCTGGTTGGTCGAGCCGTCCCAGGCCTTGTAGCGCCCGGTGACGGTGAGCCGCTGCACGCCGGAGGGGTTAAACACCAGGAAGCCCAGGTTCTCGAAGATGCTGAACCCAATCTGCCTGAGGTCCGGCCTGTCGGCGGACATGACGGTGAGCGGGATACGCTCCGGGATGACGCCCAGGAACTCGGCGTCCGCCAGGATGTAGACGCACCCGAAGCCGACCTTACGGGACTGGAGGAGGGTGGCTCCCCACAGGTATCCCATGACGCCGGTCTTGAGCAGCTTGCGCTGCGTCTCACGGTCGATGTTCTGCTGCGTCCACTTCAGGAGGTCCGTGTAGTCCCTCGGGTTGAAGAAGCAGAACGCCACAGACAGGTCGTGCCGCTGCACCTGCCCGAAGCCGTCAGCCATCGAGTTGAGGTCGATGGGCGGGCTGATGGCTATGTCCCCGTTGTAGACGGGGTCGAACAGGCCGCTGCCGGCCCTGGCTGCGTTGTCCAGCACCACCTGGGCGTTGGCTGCGGCTGCCACGGCGTCGAACAGCCCGAAGACGTACCCGTCCTCGGCTGCCCCAACCTCGGCCTTCGCCAGGTTGAGGGAGCGGGCGACCAGGTCGAACCGACGCTCCTTAATCTGCGTGATGGGAATCATCGGGTTCGACACGATTTCAAACGTCGGAACGGTGACACGCTTCGGCTTGGTGACCCGAACGATGTCGCCGCCCTCCTCGCCCACCACGAAGGCCTCGACAAAGGACCCGCCCGCAGGACCGGAAACGGTCTGGGCGGCAATGTCGAACTCCTTGTCGTAGATGGGCAGAGCGCCGTCCGGCAGGGTCTCGACCATGAGCGCCTTGCGTGCGATGCTCATGTAGTCACGACGCCTGCGGAGGGACGGTCCGAGGCTAGCGGCTAGCTTCTGCCGGCCGCCGGCCGTCTTCAGCAGTTGGCCTAGCATTGCCGTCTGCTGTTGAGTGCGGGAAAGGTTTGCCATCTGTTTGTCTCCTCTCGCTGCCTTATAGCAGGCTGGCTACGCCGAGCCAAGGCTCCTGGGTGGTCGGCACGTGAGTGCAGATTCCCACGGGGATGCGGTTGCCCGCCGTCTGGGAGTAGTTTCCAGACGAGGTGTACAGTCCCACGTTGGAGGCGTGAGGGCTGGTGCTGCCCCCGGCGTAGACGTACTGTCCTACTGCATAGGCCGCCAGGGCATAGGAGTTCGTGTCGTACGACTCCTGGTTGAGGTTCCCCTGCCAAAGCGCCCGGACAATCGGGGCCTTCTTGGAACCGGCAGGCCCGACTGCGCCAGAGAACTCGCCAGGGCCGTTGAGCAGCGTCCCGAAGGGGATGTTGCCCGCCGCCACGGTGGTGGTCGCCGTCGAGGTGTAGTAATTGTCGTTCGGGTTGTACGGGCCAGGGCCGACGATGCCTGCCTTGGCGGTCTCCATCCCCGAGACACCGGGGGTAGAGTCCACGTCGCAGGGCACGATGACAGTGCTGACCCCGACTGCGTTCTGGGGGTCTCCTGCCAGCGCCATGATGCGCCCGCCCAGGTATCCGGCGCTAATCAGCGTTTGCTGGTCGGTGCCGGGGTCGCCGGTCAGGAGCACGTCGGGCGTGCAGTTCACCGAGTCGTTCTGCCCGTAGTAGATGAGCTTTAGACCCATTTGACTACTCCATCGTAGGCGGTTGGATTATGCGGCCAGCCAGCCCGTCGTCCAGGGAGGGACATCCGGGGCTATAGCATGCCACACACGCCTACATATAAGGGGGTCCGTAGTTGTGGAACTTGGGAAATTCCGGCTAGAAGGGACGCCCGGAAGTCGGCTCCGGGCGCTTGTTTGGCGGGGTTCCAGCCGTGTAAGCCCGACTCGCTGGCATCTTGGGTACGGGAAGGAGGACGGAGGGGACAGGGACGAGGGAGGGAAGGCCTTCCCCCGTATATGTTATAAGGTCCCCCATGATGGGGCCGTAGGATGGGTTGGGTTGCATAGGGGCAAGGGGATAGCCCCCCGGCTGGCCCGGGGGGCGTTGACTGCGCATGCCTACCTGGCTACCGGCCCTCTCCGGCACCGCCGTCCCCGAACAGGGCGTCGGCGAGGTCGATGCTGCGGACAGCGTCCTTGTCGGAGGCGATAACCGGCTTTATCTTCCTCAGGGTAGCCGGGGCCTTCTTGTCAGCGGGCTTGGCGGCCGCCTTGCCCTGGGAAGAGGGTGCCTCGCCGTCCTTGGGGGACTCCAGCTTGGGCTGGGAGTCCTGCGGGACCCGGACGGGGCCCTTGCCAGGGCCAGAGTCCTTGAACTCCGGCAGGTCGGAGGTCTTGATGACCTCTGCCCACAGGGTGGCGGAGTGGTCGTCCTCGAAGTCCCTGCCGTCACTGCCGGCCGTGTCGCTCTGGAACTTCTTGGCCGCCTCCCCGGTGAAGCTGGGGACCACGTCTATGCCTGCCACCTGGGCAGCCGTCTTGACGTCGAGCAGGGCTGCCAGCGGGTCGGCGTCGGAGCCTACGACGGAGAACATGTCCTGGATGCTGCCCATGCCGCTGTCGTCGATGGCGGCCTCCAGCTCCACGGCGGCAGAGGGTGCAAAGAACTCTGCCCCGGAGTTGTCCCCCTCGTTGGCGAGTGCGGAGGTCTTGTCGTCGATGGCCTCCTCGTTGAAGATGCTGTCGAGGTTGAGCGCCTCCCCCTCTCCTTCCAGGGACTCGCCCTCCCCCTCAAGCTGCTCTCCGGTCTCCTCCAGCTCCTTGCCCTCGGTCTCAAGGACGCCCTCAGGGACCTCCTCGCCCTCCCTGGTCTCCGTAGAGATGTCCTTCTCAAGCTCCTTAATCTCCTCGGCGACCTCCTCGACCTTCTCGACGATGTCCTTAATCTTCTCCTCGGTCACCATCTCGGCCGCCCCCCCCTCGGCAGGGGGTGCGGGCGGGAGTGCGCCCTCGCCCTCGACGGGCGGGATGTCGGCGGGAGGCTCCTCAGCGGGCGTCTCCTCGACAGGAGGCTCCGCTGGCGGTGCTGCCCCGCCCTCGGCGGGCGGTGCGAGCGGTGCTGCGGGCGGTGCCGGGGGAGGAACGGGCTGGGCCGTCTTGGCAGAGGCGTCCTTCTTGGCGTCCTTGACCTCCTGCTTCGCCTTGGCCTTCTCCAGCTTCTCGTCCGCCTTGTCGCTCTCCTTGCCAGCGGACTTGCCCTCGGACAGGTTCACGGTGTCGCCGGGGCGCTCTCCTGCCCCTGGGCGCTCCGCAGCCTTGCCTGCATCGACTTCCTTCGGCTCGGAGTGGGTGCCGCCGCCGCAGCCACGGCCGTCGTTGTAGGTCGAGGGCTGGGGGCCGGAGTCCTTACGGTCGTCTGCCTGCTTCCCGGTGGCGCTCTTCGGGTCGCCCTTGACCTCGGACTTGACAGCTCCCTTCTCCTTGGTCAGGACGGAGGGGTCCTCAAGCAGGTCGTTCAGCTCGACCTTGTGGACCTTCTTGAACTCTTCGGCCACCTTGGTATAGTGGGCATTGACGGCGGTCTGCTTCAGGGCCGCAATCAGCGCCTTGGTGCCGTTCGCCAGCAGCGTTTGCGCAAAGGCCTTCTGCGCCTCCGGGGGCGCTGTGGGCAGCATGGTCTTGGCGATGGTCCAGGCGGCTGCGACACGGGTCTTGGCCTCCCTGGTTACCGCCTCCCTGCTGGCCTTCATGTCGGCTAGCGCTGTCTTCAGCGAGGTCTTGGAATCGTTTGCCATAGTCTTTCCTCTCTCAGGGTTAGGGCCACTACTGCCCTTCTTATCAGGAATCGGATAGTTGTCTTTCTTGGCCGCCTGGACGGGCGCTGGGGGTGGCGGAGGCGGTGTTTCCTCGGTGGGGGAAGGCTCGGGGGGTGCCTCTGGCGCAGGCGCAGGCTGCTCCGGGGCCTCGGCAGGGGGCTGCTCCGGGGGTAGTGCCCCGGCCTCCCCGGCCCCGCCCTCGGCGGACCTGCTGGTGGCTATCTCCCCTATGCTCTCGTCCAGGCCGTCTAGCTGGGAGCGGAGGCCCTCGGACCAGTGCATGCCCTCCTTGAGCCTCTGCCAGGCGGACAGGAGGTCAATCTTCTCCTTCATGCCCCGTATCTCACGCTCTATCTCCTGGCGCTTCTGGGCAAGGTAGTCGAAGGTCTTCCCCCCCTCGCCCTCGGGGAGGGTCATGTCCAGCCTGTTTATCTCGCTGTCAAGCTCGCCCAGCTCGGCCAGCTTGCGCTGGTAGGCGGCGATTAGGGGGTTGGGTCCTGCCATTATCTTAGGTTCCTCCCGTCGTCCATGGAGAGGAGGTACTCTCCCACATTAAGGCCCTGGTAGTTGTCGTTCTCCGAGGCTGCCTTGGCGAACTCCTCGTCCGAGGCCACCTGCCGGGTGTACTGGGTGGCAGGGCCGAGCCACTCCTCCGCCACTATGGACCTTTTGACCGCCCCTGGGAACGCCGGGGTCTGTACCCAGGACGCCTCCACGAACCGTACCCCGCCTCCTGGCAGGGACTTGTGGCCGCAAAGCTCGGCTATCCGCCTCGGCACGCCGTCGTCGTCGGGCAGGAAGGCCCCCTTGTTGAACTGGAGGTGGTGGCAGTAGGAGCCTGCGTCGGCCACCCTCTGGCCGCAGAAGGAGCAGATGACGAGGTCCGTCACGCACCCCATGCTGAGGTACTTGACCTTGCCGGTCCGTATGTCGTTCGCCAGCTTCCTGTGGGAGAGGTCCGTGGCGACCAGGATGTCCACGAAGTAGACGCTGTCCCTGGGGTCCTGGGTGAGGTGTATCCTCCGCAGGATGCTGTCGATGATGTGCCCCTTGGCGTACTTCGAGTTCTGGAAGTGCTCCACGAAGTTGAACGCCCCCACGAAGGTACGGTGGGACATCTTCATGACCTCGTTGGACCAGGCGTCGTCGTTGTTGTTCACCAGGTGGGCGCTGGCAGGGCGGATGAGGTAGTCGTAAGGCTCCTCCTCCGTGGCCACGGAGGACATGATGGTGCAGTGGCTCAGCAGGTACTTGCTCTGGGCGGACGAGGCGGTCTTCCAGAACCCCCTGGCCTCCGGGGACAGGGGGATATGGAAGGCAAGGCTCCCCCATGCCCTCTCCCAGTCATGGGAGGAGAGCACCGGCTCTCTGACCACCGCATTCGCCGTCTTGGGAAAGGCCATTTGCTCTGCCTACTAAAGGTGTTCCCTAGTATGTATTTGCCCTAGAGGGAGAAGAACGCCCCGCAACTACCACATTCCATTAGGCTTTCGCCAGGGCTGTCCGGGTCCTCGACAGGGCGGGCGTCCGTGGCCTTGCAGTTGGGGCATGCCCTTGCCTCCCCGTGGGGCTGCACGGACGGGAAGTCGGGCAGGCGGTACTCGTCCGGCATGGGCTGGGGCTTCGGGCCCTTGCCATAGGTGCTGGCCGGGGTGTCGAACGGGCCGTCCTCCCCCCTCCATACCCCCGTGTCCGTCTTCATGCGGGATATCTCTCCCGGAGGGGGCATCTGCCTGTACGGCCAGTCGGCACGCTTTTTTTGGTGCTTCTTGTGGGTCCGTATGATATCCCTGTCACGCATCGCCTTGGCCTGCGGGCCATAGCTTCGCTCGTAGTCCTCTATCTCGCCGATTGCCTCATCCGGGGCCCCGTCGTCCTTGCCGCTGAAGTCCGACAGGGGCCTGTCACGCCTTGCCTGCCACTTGCGGACCCTCTCCTCCATCTCGTCGTGGAGCTGGTTGAACCTCGCCAGCTCAGCGTCGGTAAGGCCGAGGTCGAGCTTCATCTGCTCGGGGGTCTTGGTGTAGTAGGCGCTCTCGAACCCCCGGTACTTCATGACCATCTCAGGGGGCAGGAGCTTCTCGCTGCTCCACAGCACGTCCTGGGCGGCCGCCTCCTTGGACACCATCTTGTCACGGAGGAGGTCCGAGACCTCCTTCGGGAGGGAGTCCAGCAGCCCCCCCTTCTCCATGCCCTTGATAAGGGAGTGGTAGGCGTAGCTGTCCTGGGGCCTTATCCTCAGCGCCCTCTCCAGCTCGTATATCGCCCCCCCTATCTCCCCCTCCTGTGCCAGGGCGATGCCCAGCATGAAGTGTGCTGGGCCGTTGTAGGGGTTGCTGTCCAGGGACTTCTTCAGGAGGTCCGCTGCCTCGTCCGGCTTGCCGTGCTCGAAGGCCTCCTTGCCTTCCTCGTAGAGCTTCTTGGCCAGCAGCGGGTCCCCCCTGCCCCTGGCTGCCTGCACCCCCATCTCCTTGAGGTGCTTCCTGTCCTCCTCCGTAAGCTCCAGGGTAGGCTCCTGGATGCGTATCCTCACCGTGTCCTGCACGCCGGGGGGAAGGGAGGTCCACCTGAAGTGGGTCCAGTACTTGTCTATCCCCAGCCTGTCCGCCATGCTGCGCCTGGTGTCGGCAGGGGTGCCGGCCCACCATGAGGCGGCGTCCTCCGCTGTCTTCCTCCTCGCCTGGATGCCCATGGCCCTAAGCTCCTGCTTGTCCCTATCGGTAAGGTCGAGGGACGGCTCTCCCCCCTTCTGGGGCCGTTTCGGAGGTTCGCTGCCCTTCCTGTACGGGACCGCCTCCACGTCGTTCCTCGACGGGGCTGGCCGTCCCGAGTGGTTGGCGGTCCAGTGCTTGTAGAAGACGCTGTCAACGCCGTCCTTCGTGAAGTTCTTGAGGGCGACCCCGCATTCGGGGCAGGTTATCCTCCACTCCCATCCGCCTGTAGGCTCGTCAATCTCGTCCAGGTACTTGGGGGGCCTCAGGTCCGGGTGGTCTATGGCATAGTGGTCGATGAGGGCGCTGCGGGCGAAGTCCGCCGAGTCGAAGAACTGGCTCTCGCCGTCTAGGTCCGGGATGAACCTCCCGCACTCGTAGCAGGCCTCCATCCACCCCTCGGGGTACTCCGTAGGGTACTGGGCGGCAGGCTGGTTGATGAACGTCCTGCCCGGCCCCTGGGGAGGGGGGGCGCTCCTTCTTAGCGGCCTCCCGTATATGGTCCCGAGGTCGGTCACGTCCTCGTCCGGCTCGTCCTCCGCCGTGCCTGCCCCCTTGTGCAGGGGGATAGGGGGGTTGCCGGTCTCGTCGATAAGGGAGTCGTCGAGGTGCTTGCGGGGCTTGGGGGGGAGGAACTCGGGGGTCTCGTGCGGGTCGATGTCGGGGACGAGCACGGCACCAGTCCTCTCCTGGAGGCCCTCCGCAACCTGCTCCAGGGCCTTCCTGTCCGCCTGGGGGTTGTCCTGGGCCACCTCGTTGACCACCTGCCTGACCTGGGACTGGGGGGTGGGCGGCGGCTGGGCAGGCTGGCCAGGCTCGGCCTGGGGCTGCTGCTGCGGGGGCATCGTGGGGCTAGGGGGGGCAGGGGGGGTCGAGCGTGGATGGGAGGGGTCCTCCTTGGAGGCAGGGAGGCCGGATTCGGTGCCGCCTATCGGGGTGCCCGTGCCGTACGACTTCTCGGTGGCGGTCTTGGGGTCGTTTATCCCCTCGACAATCCCGTGGTGCCAGTTCCTCCCGCACTTGTTGCACTTTGCGGTCTCGAAGTCGGCCGGCATCAGGCCATAGTCGTCGGAGCCGCAGTACGGGCAGCAGGGCTTGTCCCCCTCGCTCTCCTTGAAGAACGTGGCTGTCTCCGGGTCAGGCTCCTTGGGGACGAGGAGGGGGTTGGAGGGGAGCACCTGCTGGGTAAGCCCCTTCAGGGAGGCGGATATGCCCATGCCCCCCAGGAATCCCCTGTCCTCCTCGGTGAACAGCTCCGCAGGCTCCCTCCTGCCCCTGCCGATGTCGTCCCCGCACCTCGTGCAGGACTCGTCCTGCTCCATGAAGAAGAGGGGCTGCGGGACGTGCTCGGAGTCCGTGGCCCAGGGGGCATCCGTGCCGGGGGCGGGCGGGAGGATAAGGTGCTTGTCCACCAGCTCGTCGATGATGTCCTGCCCGCAGGTGGGGCAGTAGACCTCGGACCGGTAGAGGTAGGCGTCGAGGCCCGGTGCCTCCTCCTTGAGGTCTTCCCGGAATCTCTCGGCGTCCGTATGGGCAGACTTGAGCAGGAGGGGAGCGTCCTCCAGGTCCTCCACCACCTTGATGGGGGTCTCGGACACCGCCTGCTTGGCCCCGCTGGCCGCCCTGGGGGCGGCCCCTGACACCAGGAGGTCAATCTCCCTGGCTATCCTCCTGACGTCGTTGTCCTTAATCTGCCCGAACTGGGCTAGGACCTGGGCGGCACGGTAGGCCGGCTCAGAGGGATGGGCAGCGTTCTTCTTGACAAGGCCCTTCATCTGCCAAAGGCGCTGCATCTCCTCCGGGGTGGCCTCCCCCCGCTCATACCTGCGCTGGAGGCGGTCCTGCTCCTTGCGTGTCTTGGCAGGGATGGGGGGGTTGCCCCTGCCCGTGCCGGCCTCCTTGAACCTGCACCCGAAGCCCCCCTTGTGCCAGTGCTCGTGCCACTGGTGGCCGCAGGTGCATACGGACTTGTCCTTCTCGCTCTCCGTGAAGCCGTGGCACTCGCACCTATGGGAGGCGGTAAGGGCGTGCGGTACCCTTCTGCCCGTCCTCTTGACCTCCTCCAGGCTCCTGGCCCCCAGGGCCCTGGCAAGCTCCTTCACCCTCGGAAGCTCGGAGGGGGGGGTGTCGAGGTACACCTTTACGCCCTCCGGGAAACGGGATATGGCAGCGCTGAACCCTTCCCCGAAGACCTGCGAGACTATCCTGCGGACCTCCTCCGTGTCGCCCAGGCCCGTCAGGACCTCCCAGTCCGTGTTGCCCCGGCGGCCCCCGTGCTTGGTCCTCTCCGGCTCCGTCCCCTTCTCCCCGAACGGCATGTTGTAGTCGTCGTCCTCCCCCGGCCTGGCATGGTGCTGCTCCGTGGCGAAGCCGGGGTCGTCGTAAAGCTCGGCCTTGTCGAACCCTCCT